GGGTGCATTACCCAATGTGTTGGACTCATGAACGTGGCTGTCTGTACTTGCTGGACTGCATCTGCAAGCTTTGGATAAAGCAATGCGGCAGTTGGTGAAGCGGTTGTGAAAGTAACAACAGTTCCACCTGAACCATCAAGTCCAAGAATTGTTCCCGAAGTTCCGGCACCGTTGAGGCACTGGGAGTTCAGGTTTGTGTGCCATGCGCGAATTAGGTCACGGACAATGAATGTATCAATGCCTGTTCCGCGCTCGATTGCTTGGCGTGAGATGTCTTGAGCACCTGCGATTGTGCGAACATTGACTGTTAGCAATGTGTCGTCAGAGTCAGTTTCTTGTACCGCCGCATTTTCAGATGCCTGAATTGCAGTTGCAGTACCAGTTGTTTGACGGCTGATGTTAAGTGTCATGCCTGCTGCTGGAAGGTCATACTTTGTAGTAGCAGCATCCAAGAACGGGCGACCAGCGCGAGCAAGAGGCGCGGCAAGGTCTGTGAGGTATTGAGGCACAACAAGTCCCTCAAATGCTCCGGTGCCAACATCGCGGCGTTCGATTGCATCTTCCTTCATGTGGCGAGCAAGGCGCTCTTGCGCAGTGAAATCACCCTTGAACTGAGCGTTGTAAGCATCTTTTACGAAAGATGTTTCTGACCGCGCGGTGTATGTGCGTGGCTCACTTGTTACAGATGTGCCACCGATTTTTGGAACAACAATTGCTGCAACGGATGCGCGGAACTCTGCGGCCTTTGCATCTGCTGCTGCCTGTGTTGCAAACTTTTCAATCTTTGCATCTAGTGCGCGTGATTCTTCAACGAGTGAGTCTACTTTTTCAGTTTCCTCAGTTGTTAAGTCGGTGCGAGTTTCCGAAGCTACTGCCTCGAGAATTGCATCCATCTCTGCCTTTACGGCATCACGGCGCTCAAGAGCAACGTCAAGAAATGATTTTGACATTGTTTTTCTCCTATTGAGTTTGGTTGTGTTGAGGTGGTGGCGATACATCCCACGGCGCTTTCAGGTGTGGGTTTCGCTCCGACTTCGATCTGCTACTTGTGCAGCAGAAACTTATTTGGCGTTATTGACTATCGCTTGAGCAAGGCGCAAGGAAATAAATCGCGCAGGTGTTTGGGCTTCAGTAACTGGCGCAGTCTCGATAGTTTCAACTGGTGCGCCTATTGCTCTGACAACTTCAATCGCATCGCATGAGTTCAATACTTTCTCAAGAATTGAATTGACAACTAGTGTGGCCTCGTCATCTAGTGCGCGGCCTTCCTTGATTGCATTGACCGCGTGTTGCAAGGCTTCGCGGGCTTCGACTTTTGTTGTCGGATAAGCGGGGTATGTGACAACTGAAACATCGCCATCTGCAAGTGAGACTTCGGTGAGTGTGCGAGTCGAGCGATCTTCACTCCACTTTTGGCGGATGACACGGAAAGCAAAACTCATCTGATCTACATCACCGCGCTTTACTAACTCGTAAAGATCGCGCCCCTCATTTGTGTTTGCAATTTCAGCATCCATGAACAATCCGCGGTCATCTTCAGTTAAAGTTAATGTGCCATTTTTAGTACGGGCTAATGGCAGACCATCGTGATTGATGAGAAGGCGAACATCCGGGGTTTCACTTAATGTCTTGCGAAATGCGCCAGGGGAGATGGTTTCTTTGAATGGCAGCGGCACACTCTCATCGTTAAATACTGCGGCGTAACCTCGAAGTCGCATCGTGCCATCATCGGATTGTCTTGCTTCGACATCCTGAACGGTGTATGTCCGGCGCTCGATCTCTTTTAATTTGGTCATTTATTCAACTCCATAAACTGATTCGGGGGCATCGGGGTTAATGGCTGAAACTTGTTGCAACTGGCCAGATGGAACCCCCGTGTGCTTCATTGCTGGCAAACCAACGGCGCTTGCAACTGCGGCAGGGTCGAATCCAACTTGGATTAAGTTCGCTGCAATTTCGGTGCGTAGTTTTAAGCCAACATCTTTAGCATCGGTTACATCGATGTTTTGTAATGGCACCCTGTAGGAATCCCCACCTGATACTGGTGACATGTCTTCATAAGCGTGTACATCATTTACCGAGAGGAAACCTTCGCGCAGACCTTTGGTGTATGAGTCATAACGCTCAAGGGTTGTTCCGCGAAGTAGTGCATCAAGATTGAAACGGATAAAGGCATCAGACTCTGGCAAAAGTGTGGAGAGTGCTTGCTCTATCCGTTCAAGAATTGGTCGAAGTGAGTGCTGAACAAACGACAGGTTTTGCGCTTCAACAGATGCAAAAGACATCGCGCCCGCAACTGGGTGGCCAAGTAGTGAAAGTGGCACACGGAAAATCCGAGCGATTTCCTCAACTGAGAAGCGGCGGGTGTCTAGCAGTTGTGCATCTTGGGCGTTAATTGATAGCGGGCGAAACGCTGCCCCGCCGGAAAGTATGCCGATCTTGCCAGCGCGGTACGGGCCAGTGTGTGTAATGTTCCAATCGCGCCCAATGTCAGATGCTTGCTCCTGCGTTAATTCACCTGGTACTTCAATCACGCCACCAGGATTAGCTGCGTTGCCAAAATAAGATGCGGCGTAAGTGTCAGCTGCGAGTGCTGCGCCGATTGTTGTACGGCAAGCGGCAATCGGGCTAAGTCCATAATGCTCACCTGGCATGCGAAAATCAGGGATGTGTAGAATCTGCGAACTGTTAAGTGTCTGCTCGTAAACCCCGCCGTTACTATTTGACTTAATGACATAAGTTAATGGCGCACCAGGTGACTTGCGTTCGATGCGAACATTGCGCGGATTGAGTGCATACAACTCTTGCACATCGCCCATGTCATCTCTGACTGTTAAAACGAATGCGTTGCCTTCAAGTTTTAACGATGAAACAATCTGCTCGTAAAATTCTAGGCGAGTTGATTCAGGATTTGGCTTGGAAATCCATGCAGGTTGCGCGCCAAAGACTGCGGCAAAAGATAAGCGATTTCNACCGCGGCGAACATAGGCACCGACTGGCAATGAACTTACGGTGTCGGCTAGTAATCGAACGCAGGAATAAACGGTGCTCATACGGATTGCAGACTCTGCATCTACAACAACGCCAGCGATAGAATCAAAGGCTGGTCGCTTCGGAATTAAGGAATCGGTGTACGGGCCACTTGTTCGCTTCTCTGTGGCATTTTGAAGGCGCTTGGATAAACTCATTTAGTTCGCCTTCTCTGTGAGCCAAATCAGGAAACTTCCCAAAACAATTAGTGATGCTGGGACGAAAATCATTGCTAGACCTGCGGCAACTAATACTGCGCCTGTGACTTCAACTGCAACGGCGAGATCAAACTTTTTCATCTTGGCACTCCTTACACTTGAATTGAAAAGAATTTAGGTACAGGTGGTGGCGGTGCAATGGGTTGGGTTGCTCGGTCATAACCAAAAATTGAAGCAACGGCAGCATCTACCTTTCGGCGGCTACTAGCTTTGGCAACCATTACTCCGCGACTTGATTGCTTAGTTACACAGTTGGCAACATGACGAGCAAGGCGCTCATCGCCATCGTGGGTGAAGGATTTATTTACAACCGCCTCGTAAAACTTTTGCGTTGCTGGCACCATGTTGGCCGCTGAGTTCGGATAGGAAACAACTGGCATTCCCTCTTCATCTAGCACCATGAAAGTTCGCTGCCATCTTGCGGGGTCGAAAACTATTTCTTTGACATTGAATCGCTCATCGCGGTATGTGTCGATTATTGTTTGCTCAACTTCGGCTACTGGAATGTGCCAATCGGCTTCGGCCATCTCTGGTCGCTCCCATAATCCGACAACCATTAAGTGCGGTTTCTCGCCACCTAGCAGCCACATAACTAGCGCCGTGGAGTCATTAGAGAAGGCTCCATCAAATGCAAGGATTACATCTTCGCCAGGCTCAGGGAATCGATCTTCATCTTTTAGTGCATCCCATGAGTTTGCTGGCAACCATGCAGTTGCAGTTGATGTCCACATGTTCAAACGCTTAGTCTTAAACTCGGCTTCGGGTGTTAGTGCAAAAGATGACTGCATGTCCTCAAGGGATGTGATGTCGTTAAATCCAGGGTTTGCTTTCTCCCATGTCTTTTGCAATGAGTAATCATCTTTCTCATCTGAACCCCACCATGCAAAAAAGAAACTTGGGTCAGCGATCTCACCTTTAACGATTTGCTTGCAACGGTTGAACATTCCAAAGGCGAGTGAATCCTTACCGGATGAATCAGTTGTGACCCCTGCCGTTGTTATCGCTACCAACATTGGCTCAAGTCTTGCGCCCATTGAAAGGCTCATGACATCGAATAGTTCACGGTTAGGTTGCGCGTGTAACTCATCGAAGGCGATGAAGGTGGAGTTCAAACCCTCTTTAGTAAAACTCTCAGATGAAAGTGCGCGGTACACCGAACCAGTTTTCGGATTGTGAATTACATCTTTGTAAGGTTTCAGAATCTCGCTAAGTTCCGGCTCAAGTTCAATACAACGCTTTACTGTGTTGAAAATAATCTTTGCTTGCTCTTTATCAGCAGCGCATGAAAATATCTGACCGCCTTGCGCGCCAAGTACTAGTTGATCGAGTACTAGGGCTGAGAGCCATGCAGACTTTCCAGACTTTCGAGGCATCCCGATTAGTGCGCGCCGATGTCTTAGCGTTCCATCTGCCTTTTCAGCAAACAGTTGGCGAGTTAATTCTTTCTGCCACGGCCTGAAAACAAGTGGGTCGCCTACATTTCCGGCAATGCCATCTTCTGTTATCCGACATAGTGCTTCAGCGAAATCAATAACATCATCGCCGCGGCTTCGCTTTAAGTCTGCGGTGTCTACGGGTGAGAGGAACTGTGGTGGCCACGATTTGATTTTGGCTTTTGCCATACTAGCCCCCTAGTTTTTGTTTAACCTTGCCTCTCGCTTGGCAACTAGCTTGTCGATTGCGCCCATCGCTTGTACTTCGGCTACACCTAACTTGCTGCGATCTGCCGGAGTTAATCCGAGAAGTGAGAAGAGTTTGGTNATTTCGTTTTCAATAGTGGACAACATCCCAACTANCGGGTTGGCGTAGGCATAGCCCNTGTCTGTGTACAACACAAAGTCGCTGGCNGAGAGTTTGGCAATTAANTCTGCGCGCCGATCTAACTTCTCACAAAGTAAAACGAGTGATTGCTTATCTGTGTTGCCAATCCACAAAGCAATTGAGCGGATGTCGGTGAAGAAAGTTTGGGCGAGTGGTGACAGATGAAGCGGTGCTAAATCTTCGACTCGGGGAATTGATGTGACCGTTGCTAGTACNGGNAATTTCTTCTTACCTGGGTTGCCTTGNAATCTTTTAAGTTCATTGGGTTTTTGTGCGGTCATCTCTTTTTCCTATCCGGAATTGATCTTGACACTCAAACCCCCAGGG